TGGAAATGGAGATTTAAATGTTTTCGACAAAATTTAAACAATTAGGATTAAAAATTCAATATTACAGACAAATGAAAAATATAAGTCAGGTAGAATTAGCTGATGAGGCAGGAATCTCACGCTCGTATCTGTCGAAAATAGAAACAGGGAAAGCGCAGTGCAGCGTACCAGTTTTGCTGCAGATTGCGCAAGTCCTGAATGTTGATGCAGGTATTTTGCTGACAGATAAGGACATTTAAGTAAGATCAGAATAATTTTCTGGTATGTTTATCTGCATACCGGTTTAATTTTGAAAAGCTAGCAAACAAATGGTTTTATCCTGATGTTTAGCTTTTATAAAAATATAGTTCTAAAATTTTCTGGGATTATATTTTATACAGTTCAGGGAGGAGATGGCAGTTATGAGCGTAGAACCCAATTTTGTAAAAATCGGACAAAACATCAAGATTATGCGTATCCGTAAAGGTGTTACCCAATCAGAGCTTGCGAAAAAACTTGGTATTTCTCAAACACATATGAGTAATCTGGAACATGGGCGTGTGAGTGTTAATTTGAAAGTTTTGTTAAGACTTTCACATTATTTCAGCTGTGGCGTTGATGCACTTTTAGGCTTAACTTTGAATACTGAGGTTAAACCTCAAGAGGTAGAAGACAAATATACCGCAGAAGAATTATTGGATATTCTGAAAGTACTGAAAAAACAGGTTATTTAAAATCTAGATTGAAGTGAAGCTTTTAAGATGCAACTCAGATGCTTTGTATATTGGCTTCCACTGATTGGAAAAGTGAGTTTTGCTTTACATTTTTCAAATAACTCCTAAAGAACAAAAAAGCGCACTTTTAGTGCGCTTTTTTGTTCTTTATTTTTAATACTAATTGCATACTGTATACACAAATGCGGGTGAAATAAGAAGAATACTTGTATACAATTGCCTAAATGCTTGAAAAAAGTTCCGATTGTGTTACAATAGAAAACGTTGTTGGATATTGTTAGTTAATATTTTCGTGGAATACCAACGAAATAAAATTAATTTATTTGAGGGGTTGAGCTAGGATAATGATGGATATTTTAAACACTATCAATAGTTTTGTGTGGGGACCGCCGTTAATGGTTTTGCTTATTGGCACAGGTATTTTACTGACTGTAAGATTAGGTTTATTACAGGTCATAAAGCTGCCAACCGCATTGAAATTGATTTTTACTGCAAGAAATACAGGCAACGGCGATATCAATAGCTTTAAAGCCTTGTGTACGGCGTTGGCAGCTACTGTTGGTACAGGTAATATCGTAGGTGTTGCTACAGCGATCAAGGCAGGTGGTCCCGGAGCGTTGTTCTGGATGTGGATGGCGGCTTTTTTCGGTATGGCAACTAAATATGCCGAAGGTGTTTTAGCAGTGAAATACAGAACGGTTGATGCCAACGGCAATATTTCCGGCGGACCGATGCATTATATTGAACAGGGACTTGGTAAAAAATATAAACCTCTGGCAGTTATGTTTTCGGTATTCGGAGTGATGGTTGCCTGTTTAGGCAGCGGTACTTTTACACAGGTCAATGCTATCGTTGAGATCACTAATCTTTCCATAGGGATCCCGGTCATGTATACGGCAGCTATTCTGACTGTTTTGGTGGCAATCGTAACTATCGGCGGCTTGAAATCTATCGCGATGGTAGCAGGAAAAATAGTGCCATTTATGGCGTTAGTTTATATGCTTACTACAGCGGCAGTACTGATCGTATTTGCAGATCAGGTACCTGCAGCATTTGCTCTTATCATTGAAAGTGCTTTTAATCCTACGGCGGCAGCTGGTGGATTTTTGGGTGCTACTGTTATGCTGGCGATGCGCAGTGGTATTGCGCGCGGTATTTTTTCTAACGAAGCCGGTTTAGGCAGTGCTCCGATTGTAGCAGCGGCGGCAAAAACAAAATGGCCTGCTGAGCAGGGGCTGGTATCAATGACGGGAACTTTTATCGATACGATCATTATTTGCACAATGACAGGTTTGGTTCTGGTGGTTTCCGGAGTTTGGACAGGCGATTTGAATGGTGCGGCTATGACTCAATCTGCTTTTGCAATGGCTTTCCCTGCAATGGCAAAATATTTATTGATGATAGGTTTAGTGTTATTTGCTTTTACTACTATTTTGGGTTGGAATTATTACGGTGAACGCTGCATTGAATACCTTTTTGGCACGAAAAGTATCATGCCTTATCGTTTAGTCTTCATTGGTCTTGTGGCGTCCGGTGCTTTTTTAAAGCTGGAAACGATTTGGGTTTTGGCTGATATCGTTAACGGTTTAATGGCGATTCCGAATCTGATTGCTTTGCTGGGATTGAGTGGAGTAGTTGTGGCAGAAACAAAAGCTTATTTTACATATTGGGAAAAAGTGCGTTCCCGGAAAAAAAGAATTGATATTATTGGTGAACCTGAATATAGTGAATAAAAAATATCCCGCAGCTTAAGCTGTGGGATATTTTTTGACTTCTGGCAGAAGTCATTTTTTTGTGGTAATATGAAAGCAGAGAAAGACAAGGTAAAGGAGCTGGAGGTATGGAAAAGGCAGAGGTAATTAAAGCGTTTCATTTGATGTGGGATAATTATCCGGAGTCGGCAATGCTTATTGATAAAAAGCGTAATATTATTGCTGCCAATAAAGTCGCACCCAGTACAGGACGCATAGAGGGCAACAAGTGTGCTTTAGTTGAGCCGTTAGAACAGCACAAGGGCTGCAGGGCAGAAGAAGCGTGGAAGAATGGTGAAGCCAGTTATCGTAAAAAAGTCGGTAAATTAGGTGACGTAGTTTCTTTTTGGATCCCTGTCGATGGTTATCCTGATTATTTGGTGCATTTTTCTGTCGGTTCGATTCAAAAATATGAATATAACGTTTGAAAATAAACCCTGCTGTAATTTGCAGCAGGGTTTTATATGACCAGAATAAACGAAGTATTATATTTCGTTCTTTATGATTTATGCAAAATAAAAAAGACGCAGAACAAGTCTGCATCTGTCTTTTCCATTGGTACGCCCGAGTGGAATCGAACCACCGCACACGGCTCCGGAGGGCTTGTTGTAAGCTTTAAAACCATTGATATAACTAGCTTTGTTGATTTATGGTCGCAGTTTTGGTCGCACTCTTTGTTTTTTTCTTCTGAAAAAGGTCTATTATATGTCTGTTAAATCCTGGCATTGCATGTCCATACATTTTAAGTGTTGTGTTTGCATCAGCGTGTCCAAGACACCTTGATACTTCTAAGATAGGTATATCTTTAGTGAGTGCTGCTGTAGCAAATGTATGCCTGAATGTATGGATATTTTTATTTACTCCGGCCAACTCACATATCTTTACCCAAGCACGTCGGATATTTCCATAGTTAAGGGCTTTGCCGCTTTCGGTACAAAATACGAAGCCGTTTATATAAGTGATTTTACCACTTGTCTGCATAGCTTTTAGTCTTTCTATGCATGCATCATAGACAATCGGAATATAACGTATACCGGCTTTTGTTTTAGGATCATGGAATACTTGACCAGTACCACTGTCTTTTGCGCGTTGTATACAAATTTCTCTTTTATCAAAATCAATATCTTCCCATTTTATTGCAAGAAGTTCACCTATCCTGCAGCCAAGTACCAGGAGCAAATAAAATAATGTGTAGTATTTTTTATAGTATTTATTGGTCCGTAGTACACGGAAGATGCGAAGCAGTTCACTAAAAGAAAATACTGACATTTCTTTATATTTGATTTTCACCGGTTCAACAGCTTGCATTGGATTATATTGTACCATTCTCAGAGCCACAGCTTTCTTGTAAGCGGCGAAAAGTAACTTATGTATCTTACTTATTGAAGAGGTACTTAAAACACCGTCATAGCTATTATACAGCTTTTGTATTTCTTTGCCGCTGAGTTGGTCGATTGGTATATGCGCAATAGGAGCAAGCTTATTAGCACTTTGTTTTTGCCTTGCAAAACTGTTGCTGCGCAGGTGTGGTTTTTGATATGTTTCTAAAAATTCTATTACCCATTCTCCAATGGTAATAGAAGAGGATGTAAGATTTCCTTTATCACGTTCTGCCCGTATTTCTTTCTTAAATTCTTTGGCTTCTTTTTCGGTGGCAAAGCGTTTACGGTGACGTTTGCCGTCGTTGTCACAATAGTCGTAACAATATTTTTTTCGTGCTTTGTCATACCATATTGTTCCGTCGCCGTACATTGTTTCACTTCCTTTCTAAATGGAAGTTTTTTGATAGTAATTATCAGTAGTTTTTATATCGTTGAATAAGTATAGATTCTTGTTTCATGCTTAAAATTTCTTTGTTCTTCCAAAATAGCCTCTATAACTTGGTATTTATTATAAGGGAATTGTATATTATATTTTAGTTCACCTTTGATAATATCTTTTAATTCAAGAAGAGTTTCTTTTGTTAGCAAACTGGAACCTTTACTACAAGAAAATATTTTTATAGAATTTTCATACCCGCACTCGAAGGCTGGCTTTGATGAATATGTTGATATTTCAAAATCGCAATTTATAAAATTGAACCTTAAAATTATAAAATTAGCATTTGTTAATGCATTTGTTAATGCTTGGTTAAGAGATAAAATATCGCTCGAAAGGATCACATTAAAGCGTTGTTCGACTAAAAGCGATACTTCATTCTCGGCGTTATCAAGAATTCTTTTTAACTTTAATTCGTCAGACTCTTTATTGGTTTCTAGCATATTATACTTATATCTTAGTTCTATTAACTCTTTATTATGTTGTTGAATAATATCTTTTATTTTTTCGTTTAAATCATATATTTCTTTTTGGAGCATTTCATTTTTGTTTATTAGGTGATTGTTGTATTGAGTATTTTGATTTATTATTTCTTCTTCTCCTTGTTTCTTTTGCTTATCCATTGTTATAAGCCAGAAGTTTGCTATAAGAAATGAAATACCAATAATAATATCAAATATTTCCCAGTCGGAGCGTGACATTCTTATTTTCGCAAAAGGATTAAAAAGGATTGCTGTTGCTATGAAAAAGATGGTAGGTATCTGATAAAGTTTATTATTCAGAACCCACGCAAAAATTATAGCTTGTAGGGTAATGGTAATTCGCAGCATTTCATACCAGCCATAACTTGGTAATCCAAAAAAACCAGCATATAATGCGAAAAGAGGTGCAATATAGGTTGCATTAAATTTCATCAATTTCAACATTCCTTATTTCTAATTTTAATTTAAGTTTTAATAATTCTTGTTAAATTCATTTATGACGTTGAACTTCAAGCGCGTCAACAAAACAATAGTTATCAAAGTCATTATTTATAATATGCTCCTGCTCATGTAGGAGTGTTTTTTTATTTGTTTCGAAAGTAAACCTAGAGTTAAGAACACAAATTTTTTCACCTTCAGGAGTACAAAAACAAAAACCTTTTATTGTTAGAGGAAGATCAAATAATATGGTTCGTTCAATCATCTTCATTACGTTCCTTTTTTCTCATTCTGCTAACCATATCGGCTACAAATTTTAAATCTTCAGGGGATACATCTTTGGCGGCATCAAATAATATTTTCATGTCGGGATTATCATATATTTCTTGCGCCATTTTTGCAGCTTCGGGATTTGTGTAATAGCCTTCTCGCTCAACGGCAGTAATATTTTCTTTGTTACCAAGTAAATAGTCGGTACTTACACAAAACTTTTGAGCTAATTTCAAAATCATTTCGTTGGACGGCATACGCTGACCAAGTTCATAAAAGGATACTGCTTTTGGTGTTACTCCCAAGAAGTCTGCCAACTCTTTTTGTGTTATATCATGCTCTTGCCTTAATTGTTTTATTCGTTGACCTAACATCAAGCTCACCTCCCTTTTGTGTACTGTGTGTTCATTATACAATAAAAATATAAAAAAAGCTATTGACATTCCACATATTGTACAGTACAATATGTACACAGAGAAAGGAGGGGTACAATGAACAAATTAAAAGAAATTAGAATGAAGAATAATATTAGCCAGGAATTACTTGCTTGCAAAGTGGGCGTTACCGTTAGGTATATTGCATTTCTTGAAAGTGGGGATCGAAAACCCTCAATAGATGTCGCTTTTAAAATAGCAAAAGTTTTAAAAAGCACAGTTGATGATATTTTTTTGCCACGCAAATGTACAAAATGTTCATAAAAGTAAATAAAAAGGAGCGTAACAATGGAAAATAAAACACAAAAAGCCGTCGAAAATATTACCAGTATTCTCAACGGCTTTACTGCTGCAGAAATTCAAGAAATTTTGTTTTTGGTGAATGAGAAATGTAATGCTAATTACGTACTTGTTTTAGAAAAGAAAGTACAGCTAGAAGATTCCGATCAGTTCTAATAACTCGACATTCTCTTAGATCAATATCATAGAATGCGCATGATAAACATGGCGGTTGTGCAACGTGAATATTAAGTCCGTTGCAGGGGCAAATGCGGTTTATCCTATAGTCTGCCATAACAATCACCTCCTTCCTACAATCATTATAAGAAGGAGCAGGTTCTTTTACAACACAAAAAAGAAACACCCGCTGTACCCTGGAAAAGTTTAGCGAGTGTTTCTTGTGACCAGCCGAAGCTGACGAGAACATTATAACACGCTTCGACTGGTATATCAACTTTGAAAGAGAGATATACCATGAACAAGAAAGATGAAGCTTTGGCAAAGTTTGTCGAAGTGGTAAAGAATTTAAGCCCTGAAGAATTTGAAGAAAAGTATGTTAAGGATAGTAAAGGACTTGATGAAATTGAAAGAAAGGAGGATCAGGAAGATGGAGCTTGTGACGTGTGACGAATATGCGAAAAGCAGAGGATTATCGTTGGTTACCATTCGAAGGTATTGCCGTGAAGGAATTGTCCCATACCTTCGGATTGGTAAGGTATATAGGTTAGATCCTCCGCTAGTTGATGAAGCTTTAGCACAAGTTATGCGTGAGAATATGGAATATCGATCTAATGGGATAAAGCGAAGTCGTAAGCGAAGGAAAAATTTTGATTTTGAAGCAGCGTTAAAGGCTTTATAGGAGGTTGAATTATGAAAGCATTAATCAAAGTAGCAGGAATAGCAGTAGTAATGAAAGAGAGTATTAAGCAACAGCCTTGTGTATGGTCTTTAACTGCTTTGGCTATAGCAACAGTAGTTAAGCTGATATATGACATAGGCTACGCTATGGGGCAGGTGGCAGGCTTATGATTAGAGATTTTACCGTAGCAACTACTGCAATATTTGTCGGAACATACGTAGCTATTATGTCTGCTGTAGTGACTGTAGGGGTGTTGAGATGATAGGCAAAAGAAAAAGAGCTACCGAAGTTGCAGCTTCGATAGCTCAGGGTGGACATGTAAATTTTACGAAGTTTAGCGTCCACCTTCATTTTAGCAAAAGAATTGGAGGATTGCAAGCATGGATAATTTTGATGATTTAGTATATTCGATTAGATATGAATTAGATGCAATGCAGGAAAATCTGAATAACACAGATGATTTGGACGGAAGCGAAGCTAAAGTAAATGTTTTGCTGAAATGGATTAAAAATAGCGCAAATACGATTGAAAATAAAATTGAAGATTGGGGCGTGTAAATATGAAACTTTATGAAATTAATCAACAATTAGAGCGGTTGCTAGAACTTGATACTGAAAGAATGGTAGATACTGAAACAGGTGAAATATTGACTGCCGAGGATATAGATCAGTTGAAGATGGATAGAGTAGAAAAGATTGAAGGCTGCCTTGTGGTTTACAAAAACAAAATGGCAGAAACAGCAGCCATTGAGGAAGAAATTAAAAGGCTGACGGAAAGAAAAGCCACCTTAAAAAATAAGGCGGAGTGGTTAAAAGGTTATGTAGCCTACGCTTTAAAGGGTGAAAAATTTGAGACTCCCAAAGGCGCAGTCAGCTACAAAAAAAGTGAGACTGTGGAAATTACCGATAAGGAGAAGCTACCGACAGAATTTTTGAGAGTTGTTACATCAACATCACCTGACAAAGCGGCTATCAAGGCTGCGATCAAAGCTGGCAGTAAAATTGATGGGGCACAGGTAGTAGAGCATCAGAATGTGCAGATAAAGTGAGGTTGAGGACATGATTGATATATATACAAACTTAGCAACCCCGCCTACAGATGCTTTGAAAACAATCCAAGCAGGTAATCTAAGGGGAAAAAGTGATATAAACCCACAATGGAAGATTGAAGCTATTACTGCTCAGTTTGGTTTGTGTGGTATTGGGTGGAAATTTGAAATTTTAGATAAGACTATATATCCATTAGAGGATAAGCAAATATTACTGTATATGACGGTAGCTTTGTTTATCAAAAACGGTGATAGTTGGAGCGAGCCTATCATTGGTTGTGGAGGCGACTTCATTGTTCAAAAATACAAAACTGGACTTACAGCAAATGATGAAGCCTTTAAGATGTGTCTTACTGACGCGCTTGGTAACGCTATGAAAAACATTGGCGTTGCAGCAGATGTGTACAGGGGGTTTTGCGATGGTAAATATAGCGTTCGAGAAGAACGGCAATCTGTTGAACCATCAACCACTAAAACATCAAATAAAGCAGAACAGCCTACACCTATAAACCAAACTAAGCCTGCGTTTCCTGACGAAAATACAGGACCACAATTTTTGATGTGTCAGGAATGTACGGTTGAAATTAGCCAAAAAGTACATGATTATAGCGTGCAGAAATTTGGTAGGCCACTCTGTATGAAATGTCAGAAGGCATCAGCAAAATGAAGCTAACAGTTAAAGGGTTACAGACGTTAAAAGGGATGGGATACATAAATTTAGTAGTACCTGTCCCTTTATCAGAGGAAGAAGAAATCAATAAAATCGATCCTGAAAAGCAGTATGTTGTAGAGGTCAAGCAATGGCGAAAAGGGCGTTCTAACGACGCTAATAAATACGCTTGGGTATTGTGCCAAAAGATAGCAGAAAAGCTGTCAGAAGAGAGCTTTCACAGCAAGGAAGATGTTTACAGGAAGGCAATCAGGGAATGTGGTTACGGCCGAATATGGCCAGTGCCAACTGACGCTGTAAACAGAACTATTGAAATTTGGCAAAGCAATGGTGTTGGCTGGATAGCTGAATTGCTTGGTGAATGTCAGAACATTAAAGGCTATAGCAATGTAAGGGTATATTACGGTAGCAGTGCTTATGACACGAAAGAGATGAGCCGTTTTATAGATTGTTTGGTATCGACGGCAAAAGAGATTGGCGTAGAAACTAGGCCGCAGGAAGAATTAGATGACCTAATCAGGGAGTGGGGCGTTAAAGATGGCTAAGAGTATCATACAGAAAGAAAAATATTGTTACCTATCTGGAGCGCAAAATGTGCCACTTGAGGAGCATCATTGTTTCTTTGGTCCGTTACGAAAAATCAGTGAAAGATATGGCTTTAAAGTTTGGCTTACCCCTGAATATCATAAGGGGAAGAACGGTCCGCATCAGGATAGGAAAACAGATTTACTGCTGAAAAGAGAATGTCAACGTAAGTTTGAAGAAACTCACAGCAGAGAAGAATTTATGAAGATTATCGGAAGAAATTATTTAGACGACTGAAAGGATTATTATGAACTACGTTACACAGATGAATGCGTTTTGGAGCTGGCGGTTACTCAACAAACTTAATAGCCGAGCTGCTGATTTGTATATGGCATTATTGCACTTTAACAATTTAGGCGGCTGGCAAAAAGAGTTTACCGTGTCCAGCACGATGCTGCAATCGGTGTGTGGAATTTCTCGGACTGAATTAAGTAGGCATAGGAATACTCTAATTCAGATGGGGCTGATTTCATACCAGGGCGGCAAAGGTAGTCGATCAGGTTTTTATCAGATATTTGATTTGTGTATCGTATACCGAACACAAACTGATACACAACCTGTAACACAACTTGTAACACAACTTGTAACACAAACTGATACACAACCTGTAACACAATCTCGCGCGGAGAAGAAAGTATATATAAATAATATTATTAATAATAAACAAAACGAAAAGAAACAAGAAGCGCCTGATTGTGAGCGGGAAGAATATTTTGCCCGATTTTGGGAAGCATACCCGGTGAAGGTGAAAAAGCCTGTAGCTAAAATCGAGTGGAATAAGCTTGTTGATCCTTGTGTGGAACTGTACGAAAAAATCATAGCTGCTGTTGAGCGGTATAAACAGACAAGCCGTTGGAAAGAGAACAACGGGGCTTATATTCCATACCCTGAAACATTCTTGCAAGACAGGCGTTGGGAAGATGAGATACGTGTTACAGAGCAGAAAAAAGAATGGGCATGGTGAGGTGATTTGAATGCTTGATATAGGCGATATAGAGGCTGCGTTTGTGGTATGGCGAGCAGCTGGCTTAACTCCACCACCGATGAATGATGTGCAGCGGGAAAACTTTATGGCTAAAACGTTGGAACAATACAAGTATACACAGGTCAATGATTGGGCGGAAGCTGTTGAGTGGGTGGCTAATAACAATACGCGCTGGGCAACGTGGTTCGACATCAATACAGCGCTTTCGATAGTCCGGCAGAATAAAATCGGCGCAGAGAAGAAGGCTATTGAGCGTAATTCTAAAGCGGCAAATGAGTTTGTTAAAAAGTTGTTTGCTGATCTTGCTGCCGGTAAAACATTTGGCGAACTACGGCAGCCAATAAGCGAGAAAGTTAGAGCTGCAGCAAAGAGGATTTTCCCTGACGCCGATGATAGCTTTATAAAGCGTAATTGCAGCGATATCAGCTTTATCGCAGACGTCGAACGAAAATGCGCTGAATGTATTAACACTGTTGATTGCCCATACAGCGGACATCAACCGTTTTTGAGAGTAGACGAAGAAAGCGGATTTACTTATGTGGTAGCTGATCGTGAACGGTGTTATAAATATCATCCGTTAGTGCCTGATGTAGTACCAAAACGGTCAACCCGTCGTCAAGGTGAATTAGCTAAAGTTTAAAGGAGCGGTAACTATGAAAATTAAAGCAACAACACCATGTTATAAATTCAGGGACGCAACACCGGAAGAACAGATTGCAAAAATCAAAGAAGAATTGGCTGAGGTAGAAACGGCTTGCACAGAGTATAAAGAAATGCCTTCGGACGTCAAATTACTTGCTTTGCTGATGGAGATTATCGATGTTAAGGCTTGCTGCAACACGTTGATTTATCAACTTGCGAATGATAACGCTAGAGTCCTTGCATTTTATGCTGATGCCAAAGAAGCGGTTATAGCAAAAAATCTTGCAAGAGGCTACTACTCTACGCCAGAAGCTATTGATGATCTCAACACTAATAAGTCAGAGCCGTTTTGAGGTGAGATCATGAATTGCGATATATGCCATAAGGATAAAACGGCGGGTAGTCACGTAACCAGAGGCCGATATTTTGAGGTGCATATTTGCCCGTGCTGCTTGATGTGGTCAGATGATCCACGGGCCGTGAAGGCACGGGAGATATTTAATAACTTTAAAAGATTGCAGGGCGAGGAATACGTTAGCATAAGTAGCGAGCAGGAGTGAAGAAATGAATAAAAAAGAAGAAATGATACTGGAAATCGCAACACAAACGCTAAAAAATGGCGATCCTATTATTGTAGCAACATCAGAGAAAAATTGTATTAGTGCACATTTTAAAAGTGATGTGGAATGTATTTTATTTGTTGTGAACAGCATTATGAATATAATTTCAAATGCAGAACAAACAACTTGTTTTGATTTTGATGAAATTTTTTCTGCGCTTAATAAAGCTGTAGAATGGCAAAAAAACAAGCAAAGGACGGATAACAATGAACATCTGTGATAACTGCGTATACTGCATAAAAGACGAGGGCGAGCTATATGTGATGATTGAAAGGTGTTGAGGATATGAGTAGGAGCAGAGAATTATTTCATTTTTGTGCGGC